GCCACATCCTTTGCATTTTCGCATATGATCTGTGGTTCTCCATCTTTGTTGCCGTCATAATCTCCAACTCCTCCTTGGTGATTATTCCCTGCATCATCTTCTTGTACAAGTTCTGATACTGACCCTCGCTCCCATGACCGTACCCCTTCGTTGTGGGTGTCGGCCACATTTTCACTGTGTCTGCCAAGTTCAGACTGTGACTGCTCTTCCCATCCTTTGACTTTCTTCTCCCTGTTTTTGTCAGTTCTGCATTTGGATGTTCTATCTCCTGAGTCGTTGGGGTCGGCCACATCTGACTCGGCTCTGGATAAACCACCTGTTCCCTCAAAGTCGAGTGTGTAGTTCTCCCCTTCCGATTCTTGTCGTACTGCTTCTTTAACGCTTCTGGGCTTCTCGGAGGCAATGCGTCCATCGTGTTCGGAGTTAAAAACATCTCCAACTCTTCTGTCTGTGTGTGAGATGATCCAGAGTCTTTCTCTCTTGTGAGGGGCACCAACGGCACAAGCTGGAATAACAAACGTCCTTGTGGCGTAGCCTTCACTCTCCAAGTCAGTAAGCACTGTATCGAGGCCCATAGTGATGTGCCCATACACATTCTCAAAAACGGTCCAAGAAGGTCGCTTTTTTTGAATAATGGAAAAAATGTACGGCCAGATATGTCTGTCATCTTCTTCGCCTCTTCGCTTCCCGGCAAGACTGAAGGGCTGACAGGGGTATCCTGCAGTGAGGATGTCAATGTGTCCTGAAATAAATTCATCTGGATCATTCGCAATCTCCTTTACATCTGTAGCTATTGGTACATGAGGCCAGTGTTTCTTCAATACTTTCCTCGACCAAGGCTCAATATCACAAAATAATATCGGATATGACAGTTCTGCCCACTCAAAACCCAATGCAAAACCACCAATGCCGCTACATAAATCAACGTGCCTCATCATCACATATCTCTAAGAAGCCAGCTTTGATAAAATCCTCCATCAAAGCCTCGTCACTATGAAACCTGAAACTCTCTACACAAGTCACTCTGTCCAAAGACGCTGCCATAGCCAACTGTTTACGAAAACTTTCACCCTCACCGGGTATAAAAGAAGTTTCCTGCACCGTTCTGATAAAATCAGAGGCAGAATCTGCCTGAAATACCTTGTCAGTCTCTCCAAATTTTAATCTTAACTTCATTTCGTGTCCTTTCTTACTTTATATTGGTAATATATGCAATCATTACACTCATTGTCAAGTGTTGGGTAATCGTTTGTGAAAAACACTGTATAGAGTACGCCAACTTTCTTTGTCTGTATAGGGGTGTCCGATTTTTACGAATACCGAACCGATTTTTATAAATATAATCTAGGGTACCTTAAAAAAAAGGGTGGCATTTGCCACCCTAAGTTTAAAGGTTAAAAAGTGAATGAGATATTATCTCATTCTATTTTGCCACCATTCCAATTGATCTTGTGGCAAATTCTCAAATAGGTTGTATACGTTGTTAGGTTGTAATTCTAATTCATCACTAGGTACATGGATTTGATTGTTTCTTAATTCATATGCACAGTTATCAACACCATCACCATAATTAAAACCCATGTGTTGTGTAGTTCTTAAATCAACTAAGTTGAAAGCATTGGCATTACCAATTAATGCACCATAGTTGCGTCTTAATCTCTTTCTAATTTCACTTATTCGTGCCGTTGCTCTCTCTCTTGAAATGTTACCTTGTGCCATAATTTCACGAATTGTTACCACGTTACCACTTAGTAACATATTCCACGTTTCATTTATGGGTGAGTTTCTGAATAAGTTATTAGGTAGAAAGATTGCTCTCGTACCATTGGCAACGAATTTTGATATTGCCGTTGTCATTAGATTGTGAATAAATTCACCCCATCTTCTAATTTTAGTGGCATTTAAAGTTGCACCATGTTGTCTAAATTCAATTGTACCATTCGAATAATTTCTAAGGTTCAATACACAATACTTATCACCATAAGCACTACCACGATTAATATTTGAGCGTGTATACTTTGCTAAATCGTTAATGGTATTAGTATTGGCAAATTCAATACCACTTTGGATTTGTCTACACCATCTGTTATTGATGCGTGATGGTGGAAACATTCTATTCATTTTGTTTTCTTCTTTCTTCATTCCTACCATGATATATTTGATAACTTTCAAATCAACTGTATCACTTGAATAAAGTTCTAATACTTTACGTTGTCCACTATAGTTATTGCCATTATTATAAAACCAATTCTCTAAAGAAACTTTGTTAAAGTCCCATGCCAAAACATCTTCTTTTAATGGTCTATGTGATATATGGCAATGCACACCAATATCAATTGTTAGTGTACATGAAACACCATCAAAATTACTTTTTAGATTGTGTAGTACTTTGTTAATAAACTCCCATGTTTCAAAACATGGTGCTAATGGTGGGAATACTAACTCCCATACATCATGACGTGATGTTGTGCCATCGTATTTAATACAAACGCTATTTTTAAATTCATCTCCTATAGCTTGCCATAGTCTATTTTTGTTATTATCAGTATGACGTAAACCATCAACCTGAAATTCTATCTCAAATCCTAGTGCAAATAATTGTGTCATTTTTTAACCTTTGTTTTGTTGTTGTCGAAAACATATATTTTTATATGTCTACATATATAAATATAAGTATTTATGTAATGATTGCAAGTATAATTAGAAGAATTGTTCGATTTATTTAACCTTAAAAAACCGGGTTTTTCCTTAATTTATTCGGATTAATATATGCTGGGCACCTGGCCGCTGGCGTTGCTGCGGATATAAAACCCGAACCCGAAGCCCGAAACCCCGAAGCTGCTGCCCGAAACCTGGTCATAACCCGAATAATTGTTCAAGTTAACGCTACCCGGTAGCTGGGAGGCAGCTGGGCCAACCAGGAAGACAGGCTCGTAACCCGAATAATTTTTCGGTTTATCCCGAAGCCCAACACCAGGGCACATAAAAAAAGCCCCCAAAAAGGGGGCTTAAAAATATGCTAATATATAAATAAATATTATTAAGAATATTATGGACTTAGTAAGAACAAGCACCAAATCGCCCCGACTATCACCGAACCGACACAAATCATCCCGACTAGATCCAAAAACATTTCTTTTAGTGTGAGATTTTTTATATCTTTAAACATCACGCAACCTCTTTTAATAAGTTACACACAAAAACATATTCTCCGTTTTTCTGGCAATATGATTGAGCCTTAATAGTCGGCAAGGTATCTTGTACGACAAATTTTTCTGAATGTTTTTCTATTAACTTGTTGCAAGCTAATATAGCGTTTTCTGTGCCGTCTACGCTATAATCTTGAGGATGATATATATAAATAGGCTTTTCATCATATCTTTGAGTAAAACTTGCTTTCCACCTTGTGCCTTTGTAGTCGGTAGGACCGCAGTATTTAACTTTAATTAAAAATCCACTAATCATTTTTTCACCTTTGTTATTGTTGTATATATAATATATGCAATCATTACGCATCTGTCAACAACAAACATATATTTCTTTTTATCTTCTTAGCTGCGTTGGGCCAACATTCACAACCTGGCCTAAGCCGAACAATTGTTCAATGTCTTCTTGGTTACGGCTGGGCACTAAAAAAATGCAGAGTTAACCGGGTAATCCTGTTGGCATAACCCGAACAATTGTTCGATTTTTATTTGTCCCGAATGTCCCGATTGTCCCGAAATTCGGGACATTTGTCCCGATTTCCCCGGGTCGTCCAGCTGCTAACCCGAACAATTCTTCGATTTAGCCCGAAATTACCCGGTACGCCAGCTGGGGCCGCTGCCAGGATCTGTGGCGTAACCCGAATAATTCTTCAACTTATAGCCCCGAACCCGAAACGCCAGCCAGGAGAGGCAACGACTTTGAGCGTATCATGAATAATATACCCCCGATCCGAGTCCGAAACCCCGAATAAGCCCGAAATTTAGCCATACAGCCCGATTTAACCCGAATAAGTCAGCCCGACAACCGACACACAAGGTTATTCCGCTGGCACCGCCATATTCTCGCTATTATCAACTATTTTCTTAGGATTATCTGTTTCAGGTGTAATGTCCTTCATGCGTGACTGTGCTATCTTCATAAAATCCCCCAGTTTTTCAAGGATTTGTTCTCGTGACATCGCATCCACGTTCTCATGCTTCACATGGGTTTTGTTAACAAGTAGTCCTGTCGCCTTCAATCGCAGCTCTTCAGCCCGAATCGCATCACCAAACTTACCTACGTCAAGTGCCTTATCTCTTATACGTTGCAGATCCCGAACAGACTTCGCTACAGTGACACCAAATTTGCTCTCTAACTCCCCTCTCATCTCATCTAGGCGTTCTTGTACCGCAACAATGCGTAAGAGCCTTACCGCATCAACTGTTGGGTTAGAATATCCTGCCTCTCTAGCTGCAGCAGTTTGCGTCATATCTTTATGCACATAATTGTTAAGGAAATCTTGTTGTTTTTTATTCAACCTTCGATACCCTGCTACTGATTGTTCCTTTGTCATATTCTCTCCGAACTTTGGCATCCCGAATAATTCTCCTACTTATGATGCTGCAGATGGTATCAAAATTTTTTGCTACTGACAAGGTGCTAGGTAAGTGGGGTGGGGGGGCTACTGTAAGCCCCCACATACCCCCTTTAGGGGGTACAGTATTTACAGTTATACAGTTCGTTTAAAAACAATGACTTACACGAACTGTTTAAACTAACTGTAAGAAAAAAACTCATTTACAGTAAATCGGTTTTATTCAATTAAAACAATGACTTATTACTGTAAGGAAAAATTTACTGTAATTACAGTTTATAGTATTTACAGTAAATGCCCCATATTACTCATGCTCTTCGTGATAGGCATCCTCTATGATGCAAGCCACTATAACACCTATATCTGTCTTTGAATTACTTGCCTCCATAGCTAACCACTCGATTATTTTTATGTCCAAATGTTCAAAAAAGTTACCTTTTTTCATGCCCAACTTTAGTAGAAGTTTGTACACTAAATATTTTGTCTTTTCTTTATTTTCATTAATACTTTTCATATTACAAAATCCTTGGTACTAGCGTATTCTTTTTAGGTGTAAACATCAACTTATCAATGTCATGTTCACTAAATCCAAAATCCTCATAACCAATATAGATACATTTTAAGTACCCCATTGATGGTGGTGAATAATGATCTGAGTTCATCATGTAAGTAAATCCAAAACCCATGTCTACTCTTTGATAAAGAGATGGAACACCCTCATATCTGTCTAATGCTCTTATACAGTCGCCTGTAACTCGCCATACTCCTATAGGTACATAATCATCTTTACTTTTCTCTATGTCTGCCACACCTCTAAAAACCAGTTTGTAATCTGGTAAGTAAATCTTACCAACTGGCTTTGCAGCAGGACATCTTTGTGACATCTGCTCTTTGTTTAAATTGGAGCCATACGCTAAATAAATCATTGTACAGTATCCTTTTCCCTTTCTACTTCAAATTGTTGATGTGAGTTTATATTCGTGTTCAATAGTTCCTAGACTTTCATTGCCCACATATTTAGGGCCAATCCATTTTCTTATGATTGAACCATCTTTTAATCTGTAGTGATTAAAATGCCCCCTTCTCAAGTGATACCTCTTAGGCGAACCAATACCTTTGTACATCTTTGAATATACGGACACACCTCTAGGTTTAGGTAAATCTATCTCAATAGTCTTTACCTCATTTGTAGGCAATCTACTCCCCCACATCTTTTGATGTTTTACCGTTTTCGCATTTCTTTTTTTAACCAAATTTGGATAATTTAATAATGCGATAACAGATAACAAAAATCGTGCATCCCCTGCAGAACTTGTAGCATCTGCTTCTATTATTGGGTAAAAATCACTAAGTTCATTAACATTCAAATCTGGAGTTAATATTGCGTCAAATCCCTCGTGAGGAGCCATAACAATTCTTTTATGTAATTCATTAATGTATTTTTTTGGAGTTTTTTCATAAAGATGTTCATACAACGGTCCATACAACATAGAGCCATGTTTACCAAAAGCATTTAACATAACTCTTCCTTCTTGTATAAAATCAGTATTATTTATAGAAAAACCAAAATGTTGAAAGGCTATTTTATTAAAAAATTTTTTATCTAAATCTGTATTTTTATTATTGAACAAATAATAACTTGAATACAAATAACCATTTTCATAATTATAATTCTTTATTGCACCTAGTTTAGAATTTACTAAAAAGTTTTTAGTTATATGATAACCCATATAAAGAGGAGAATTTTCTTCATAGTTTCTCCCATCTAAATCCAAACCAAGTTTGTGATGCCATTTTTCAGCAATCTTTAATCTTTGACGCTCATTCCATTCAATCCACATATTATCAACAGGTGGTATTGCAGTTTCCATAGCAATTAATAAATCCTTTGGTGGAACAAAAGAAGCTGCAACTGCGTGTTCTAATAACTCATCATCAACAAAAAACTTTGTTGAGTTCATAATGCTTCTTTGAATATTACGTCTTTCATATTCAGCTTTTTTATTCTTCAATTTATTCGCTTTTATTGAACTAATAGCGTGTCTACGCTTATGGTCATTAAAAGAAGAAATAACTGCATTAGCAAAATTACCATCAAGATTAATTGAATTAGTATATTTATTCATTATTTTACCTTTCTAATATTGTTGGTCTTGGTGTTGGGGGTTCGATATACACATATCTAGTGAAACATTGATCTGCTAACTCCCCTTGCAAGTGCATCACAACTTGCACACACAGATCGTAATCTCTAAATTCCACTGCAACGATATCTAGCGTAGCCGTAAAGAAAACCATCATGTAAGTTTCTATAACTAACATTAGTTATAGTTCTTTCTTTTCCAACCACTCTCCATTCTCTTAACAAGCTCTTTGAGTGCGTTGATTAAATCAGTCTTTAACATTGACGCTAAATCTTTATCCGGGTTGGACTTATTAGTTTCTTCCTCTAATCTTCTGTTTAATTTTTTTATTCTTTCTTTTAACTCCTCATCAGTCATATCAGTCATTCTGCTCTCCTTAATAAATATCGTATATGTAATAACAAATATCACATAAACAATATCATATGTCAAATAAATATGTAATGATTGCACAAATAAAAAGAGGTGGCTTTTACACCACCTCTTACTTTAACAACACAAAGGCGATTTTTAAATTTCTCGAACCTCACGCAAATAAGTATGATAATTTAAAAATCTATTTAACAGATAATGGTTATTTGTAATGATTGCAAGGTTTTTTTTATAAATTATCCCTGGCAGTTACATTTACATACTCTCCTCTGGACATAAGACCATTCAAAGTACCCAACCAAACTTTACCATTTCCATATCTACTCAAAGTATATTTTTCTATAAATTTATCTTTCAATAACTTATTTACATAGTTGGTAAAACTCTCTTTTTTAACATTCTTTAATATCTCAGGACAATCGTAATCATCTTTTCTAATATCAAGTGCATTTTGACCAGCTTGGTGTGTAAGTGCTTTACCTTCTCTTTCACATCTTTCTATCCACCTATATAATTGAATAATCTTTTCTTCTCTCTCAGATTTTTCTATTGTAATCAACTCATCACTTTTATCCACCAGCAGCCCTGTATTCATATCCCGAACAAATTTTCGGATTTCACGGTCTGCAGGGCCATTTGATTTCACAACGGCTCCATCAAAAAACATATTTCTTTTATATTCTACACCTATTTTATCAGCTCTTTTCTCACCTTCAGCGTGTCTTACATTCCATATAGCATAAGCAAAACGAACACCATCAACAAGTGCAGATGTACCCCGAATGAGATTCCGAGCTTCCTCAGGTGTGCTAGGTGGCTCACTGTCTTTAATTTTAGCCATATGGTGACATAATAAGACTGTGGCTCCTGTTTCTGTAGCCATCTTAGCAGTAAGACCCATGAGAGCCGCACCAGCCGCAGGGTCAGCATTTACATCAGCATGGACAAAAGACGCTAACGGATCAAACACAATCAGCTTTAAATCTTTAATCTGTAACAACTGATCGTAATATTTTTCAAACTCCTCACCAGTATGATAACTTTTATCTGCCCCTGCTTGCATGATAGGAAACACACCACCGTAGTTGGGCAACGGTATGATCTTCATATCGTGTTCGTATTCAAATCTTTCATTGTTAGGATCAAGTCTTTGTATTCTTCTATGTACTTCTGCTTCATCATCTTCAGCAGTAAATATAACTGTATTACCAAAAGACGCTATTTCGCCCCCAAAAGCACTTTGCATGGGCTTGCCAGACGCTATCTTCATCGCCAAGTCCATAGTCATCATACCTTTACCTGAATCTCCAGCCGCAGCAAAGAGTGCAGGAACTCCTAATGGCATAACATTATTAACCACGAACTTCTGTTCTGGTGCTTTGTCCACGAACCTACGGATAGATAGACTGTCATCAAGTAAATTTACTGATTTCTGTATTTTTTGTTTAGCTTCATTTAAGAAACTACTAACATTAAAACCTTCTGCAACTGCGTCTGAAGCATCCCACCTCTCAGGCTTACCCGGTGGGGGCGTTATCATAGTAACCGACTTAGCACCAGCTTGTAATGCCAGGTGTTGTATCAAGTCAGCGACCTTACGACCTGCCTTGTCATTGTCAGGCCACAATATGACCTCTTTGCCGTTGAGAGGCGAAAAATCATAACTAGGAGCCGAGTTCTTCGATAACATACCTGCACCACCCATATGACACGTTGCCGTAAATCCAAGCGAATTTAGAGCATCTGCACACTTTTCACCTTCAACCCATATAACTCTATCAGATGAAGATATGTTCGGGATATTATATAATGGGCGTACTTCAGGCATCTTGGGGTACGGATTGTTTGCCGTAAATTGTCTGAACTCTTTCTTAGGCTTACCACTCGCATCAACCTCGACATTACCAAATTCATCACGAATATTATATCTGCGTACTGTCGCCAATATCTCACCATCAGCAGACAAGTAATGATGCTCACCGTCATGTGGTGTATTTATGTCGTACTTTTTTCTTGTTGATTCCTTCTGAAATGGATTCGTTGCCGGGTAATCATGTTCTATATTCCGAACATTTCTTCGAGTTTCTCCCAAGTAATCAGAGAAGTATTCTTTGATTTCAGGGAGCTTCATACCTTTACCTTCCATCAAAATCTTAACGATACCCCCGACTCCCTCACCACCGTTGAAGTCCGTTCCTTTAAGAAAGTAAGGACCAGGAGTTAAATCAATCTTTAATGATTTACCGGGTTCTCCAGCTAAAGATCCGATAACAAACTGATTGCCTCTAACCTCACCATGTGGATATGTCTCTTTTAATATCTCTATTTGTACAGACGCTGGTACTTTTTTACTTATCTCTTCGACCAGATCTATTGCTGACATACTAGATTTAGTATTGTCAAAATGTAAAACACGCATTATATTCTCCTTTAGTGACCTTTACTACTTTATGGAGGAGATATTTCCCGATCTCCTCCTTTTTTTATTCCCAACAAGTGTTTTGAAATTCACACCATTTACACAAATGATACTCCCTAGTATGTGAAATTCTTGGTAGAATTTCAGAAGATTCCGTTGCTGTCAAGATTTGTACAGCCCTATCACTTATTTTCTGAGCTAGAGCTTGATCAAATGGTACAAGCTCAAAATGTATTTCACTGGTATTTTTATTAACAACCGTAAACAATGCCGGGTTTTCTGTTAAATCCATATATGCCTGATATATTGCAATTTGTGCTGCATAAGTTTTGTTGGCTTGAGCTACACCAACCCGAACAAATTCTTTAAACTTTCTGTCATTTGCTGATTTGCACTCCCATAACATAGGGTACGGTATGCTCATAGGACCACCACAAAGCACACCATCAATATGCCCTCTTATTTGTCCATCTGCTATTTGAAACCCAAATTGTTCGCCTTGTTTGTCTTCTGTGCGTAAATCAAACCCTGCTGATTTTATCCACCCTGCCGCTTGGTCTTCAATATTGTGACCAAATTCAAATATTCTTAACGT